TTATCAATGTAGGCTTTAAAATTAATGCCATCAAGTCCTTCCGTGACACTCTCTATATCTTTGGCACTAATAATATTAAAAAAGTAGTTGGTTCCTCTCTTGATGACTTCGCCCTTCAAGATGTTACCAAGAACCTAGGTTGTGTCGCCCCAGACTCTGTAGTAGAGTTTAATGGTGATCTTCTCTTCCTTGGCCCTGACGGTATTCGCCCTATCAGTGGTACTGATCGTATTGGTGACGTAGAAATTAATACTGTTTCTAAGCCAGTGCAATCTGTTTTTGAAAACCTAACCTTGACAGAAGATACGACAAAAGCAACAATACTTGTACTGAATAAAAAGTCACAGTTCCGTATGTTCTTCCCTGAGGCAGAATCCCTTGGAGTTATTGGCGCTCTTCGTCGTACTGGACAGGGTGGCACTGGGTTTGAATTTTCACGTCTTATTGGTATTAATATGGTTTGCGGAGACTCTAGTTACTTAGGTGATGAAGAATATGTAATCCACGGAAATTCTACTGGTACTGTATTTAGACAAGAATCTGGGAATACATTTAATAGTACCCCTATCGAGTCTCTTTATCAAACCCCATACTACCACATGGATGATCCTATCAATAGGAAAGTGTTACATGAGGTCTACACTTATCTTAGGGCTGATGGAGCTATAAGCGTAAATATGGGACTTACATACGATTACGAAGATGAGTACACATTAAGTCCTACAGATTACGCGTTTAACACAGAAGGTGCTGCTAGCTTCTACGGCATTGCTACTTACGATGAAACTAGTATTTTTGATGGTAACCCCAGCCCTCTCCGTAGGACAACTGTAGAAGGTTCTGGTAGGTCTGTTTCAATTACTTATGTGACAACAGTATCACAACCAAGCCACTCCATTGAGGCTCTAGTTCTGAGCTACGCAATAGCAGATAAAAGATAAGGATACCAAATGTCTGGATATACAAGACAGTCAAGCTCAGACCTAGTACCTACAGCGGTAGTTCGGTCTTCCCCACTAAATGCAGAATATAATAAGATTCGTGATGCTTTTACTTTTGATACTACAGGGGTTACTGGACATAAACACGATGGTTCTTCTGATGAAGGTTCCTATGTACCACTCATTGCTGATCTTGATGCCCTTAATAAAGTGGCTATTAATACCGCGAATAATCGTGTAGGATTTTTTGTTGAAGTCTCTTCTGCTGCTGTAGAGCAAGTACGACTTTCTGATGGTCTCTTTGTTCCTGTCACTACTAATGATATTGATCTTGGCTCTACTGGTGCTAAGTTTAAAGACCTACACCTCGCAGGAGATGCTAATGTAGCTGGTGACGTAAATGTTACTGGTGCTCTTGTAGGTGCTGTCACAGGTGCTGTCACAGGGAACGTAACAGGAGACCTTACTGGTAATGTTACTGCAGGTTCTGGTTCTAGTTCTTTCACTAACGTAACCATTAATGGTACACTGGATGTAACTAATACTCCTATTACTAATGTCTCTGATCCAACCTCTGCGCAAGAAGCTGCAACAAAGAATTATGTGGACACTGCAGATGCACTTAAGTTGAACCTCTCTGGTGGTACACTTAGTGGCGAACTTGCTATGGGTACCTCTAAGATTACTGGTCTTGGTAATCCTACCTTAGCTCAAGATGCAGCTACTAAGACTTATACTGACACTGCAGATGCACTTAAATTGAATCTTACTGGTGGTACCATGAGTGGTGCTATCGCTATGGGCACTTCTAAGATTACTGGTCTCGGTGATCCTACTCTAGCTCAAGATGCAGCTACTAAAGCCTATGTAGACTCTGAGATTTCAAGTGTTATTGATGCTGCTCCCGGTACCTTAGATACTCTGAATGAGCTTGCTGCTGCACTAGGAGATGATGCCAGTTTTAGTACAACAGTTACAAATAGTATTGCTACTAAACTCCCTCTGGCTGGCGGTACTATGTCAGGTGCTATCGCTATGGGAACCTCTAAGATTACTGGCCTTGGTGATCCTACCTTAACTCAGGACGCTACTACTAAGACTTACGTGGACACTGCAGACAACCTCAAGCTGAACCTCTCTGGTGGGACCATGTCAGGTGCTATCGCTATGGGAACCTCTAAGATTACTGGTCTTGGTAATCCCACTTTGTCTCAGGATGCTACCACTAAGACCTATGTAGATACTGCAGACAACCTTAAACTGAACCTCTCTGGTGGTACCATGAGTGGTGCTATCGCTATGGGTAACTCCCAGATTACTGGTCTTGCAACTCCTACTACAGGTACAGATGCTACTACTAAGACTTATGTAGATGGTATCCTTGGTTCTGCTACTGCGGCTGCTGACAGTGCTGCGGCTGCTCTGGTCTCTGAGGGTAATGCTGCTACAAGCGAGACTAACGCTGCTGCCACTTATGATGCATTTGATGACCGTTACTTGGGAAGTAAGGCTTCTGATCCAACAGTAGATAATGATGGTGATGCACTTCTTACTGGTGCCTTGTACTGGAATACAACTTCAGACTCTTTGAAGATTTATACGGGAGCTGCATGGAGTACCGCTGCCTTTGACACTTCTGGTGCTCTTGTCGCTGCGAATAATCTGTCTGAATTGGTAGACCCTAATGCTGCCCTCACTAACTTAGGCTTTACTTCCACAATTACTGAGTTAAACTATACTGATGGGGTAACCTCCTCGATTCAAACTCAACTAGACGCTAAAGCTCCAACTTCCACTACAGTAACCCTTGCGGGTGCCCAGACACTAACCAATAAGACATTCAATCTTACAAGTAACACCTTGCTAGGGACTACAGCACAATTCAATACTGCCCTCTCTGATGGCTCTTTCACTACACTTGCAGGTACAGAAACGCTGACCAACAAGACTTTGACCTCCCCCACACTCACAGGTACGCCGACAGCACCTACAGCGGCAGAAGGTACTAATACAACCCAAATCGCAACCACTGCTTTTGTGCTTGCCAATAGTGGCGGTTTGACCACGGCTACAACAACAGGAGCGGCTCAAACTGTTGATTTTGCAAATAGCTATCAGGTTGTGGAAGCTGACAGCGTCGTCACTACGCTGACCTTTAGTTCTACTGATGCGGTGCAAGAGGTTGATCTTCTGCTGAATTTGGGTGGGAAGGGCTTCTCTGCTATTTCAGGTGCCACTTACGATAGTGTTACATTTTCTGTTGGGTCTCAAACCACTGAAGGTGAGGCCATCAGGTTCAGTGTAAACGGCGAAAAAATGTTCATGTTGGATGACCAAAACCGCAGCGTTAAACAATACAGCCTATCTACTGCTTTTGATATTTCTACCGCGTCTTACGATAGTGTTTCTTTTAGCTTTAGTTCAGAGGCTACAGGCCCAACCGACTTTGCCTTCAACACAGACGGCACAAAAATGTATATAATCGGGGAGATCAAGGACAATGTTTACCAATACAGTTTATCCACTGGTTTTGATCTTTCTACTGCTTCTTACGATAGTGTCGTATTTGCCCAACTAGACAGTGTTCCGCGTGGCCTTACTTTCAACACAGATGGCACAAAAATGTATGTGCTGGGTGGAGGTGGTAGCAGCGTTAAACAATACAGCCTATCCCCTGGTTTTGATCTTTCTACTGCTTCTTACGATAGTGTTGAATATAGTGTTAGTTCACAGGTTACCAGTGAAAAGGGCTTAGCGTTCAACTTAGAAGGCACAAAAATGTATGTGATATGTAGTACTAATCTTAGTGTTTACCAATACAGCCTATCCACTGGTTTTGATCTTTCTACTGCTTCTTACGATAGTGTTTCTCTCAGTGTCTCAGGCCAAACAACCAACCCTAGAAGTCTTTGTTTTGACGCTGCTGGGGGCAAGATGTACGTGTTGGACATAGATGAAACTCTATACCAGTACAGTCTCCCAATCATTGACAACTCAGTTATTTTCCCCGTTGCCACAGTCACATCAACGCTTACTCCCGCTTTTGGTTACAACAGCTATAAATTTGCCACTGTTGACAGCGGAGCAACATATTACCTCGTATCTAAAGCAGAAGGACTGGGCACATAATGACCTACGTAATTAAAAATTCGGATGGTGCATCTTACACGCTGGGCCAGTTCAAGAACACTCACCGACACCTAGCCTATGCGGAGGATGTCCCGCCAAAAGCCTTGCTGGATCATATCGGTTATACAATGGAAAAAGTGGTACCCGAAAAAGTGGCACCCACGGCTAAAGATGTGCAGAAACTCATGGGTCAAAAACTTGAAGCCTTAGCCGCAGGATATGAGCCGCAGGAACGTGAAACGTGGGCAACGCAGGTCAAAGAGGCTGAAGCCATTAAAGCGGGATCAACCACGGCACCATTGCTGTCCTCGTTGGCGGCAGGAAAAGGTCGCACACTTGATGAACAGGCTGACAGGGTGCTGTACCTAGCAGAGCAATTCGCACTAGCGTCTGGAGCTATTATGGCTGCACGGGATGCTTTGATTGCGATGGACCCGATCCCCGAAGATTATACTTCAGATACATACTGGCCGTGAGACCCTTTACAAAAGAAGAGAATTGGTGTATAAGGCTTGAAGGTACTGAGTACATATCTCTAATTCCTATAACCTTTGATTTGGGTTTTAAGGGTAGTGGTTTTAGTTACACAGTTCCAAAAGACTTTAAGTTTGAAGTGTCAGTACCGAGAGGCCTTCGTTGGGTCTTAAGTCCTCACAACCCTAAGTACCTTAAAGCTGCAGCTATCCATGACCACATGTTAGAAAGAGGTTGGGATAGGCCTACTGCTGGTGGAGTCTTTCAAGCTGCACTTAAGGTCTCTGGGGTAGGTTCTACTAAGAGACTTACCATGTTCTTTGCAGTAACGCTTTGGAAATGGCACTAATTAATAATAAGGAAAGAGATAGAATGACTTTCTCGACAGACCAAAAACACAGGCTTCTATCTCGTATGGGTTATGCAGGCCCTGCAGGAGAGGAAGGTATGAAAAACTTTCTCCAAACTAACCCCAGTGCTGCTAAGAAGTTTCTAGCTTTTGATAAGGCTGCTGCTACTCTGGCAACTCCCCCTGCAGCTATGCCAAGCTCTCCAATGCAAATGGCTGAAGGTGGTTCTGTTGTACCTCAAGATGAATACAAACGACGACTAGACGCAATGTATAAGGCAGCTACTGGAGAAGGTATTGACTCCGGTGGTTGGAATTGGTATGGCGGGAATCTTGCTAGCGGGAAAACTACTTGGGATCAAGTGAAGTCAAATGTGGAGAAGGGTCTTGCTACTAAAAAGGCAGAATTGGATGCAGTGGCACAAAAAAGGTATGAGAATGCACTTTCTGTAAGAGGTATTCCATTTACTCCTACGGCTCAACCTACCACCACCGCACAAACTACCTCTTCCACAGTAGCTGCTGATCATACGGACTTTCTTAAGCAAGAATTTGGTAAGTATTCTAACCTAAACTTTGATCAAGCTGCTATAGATTGGTATGGTAAGAACCTTGCTGAAGGTAAAGTTACTAAAGAACAGGTGGCAGCTAATATTGCTAAAGATGCTGCTCGTAGGGCACAAGATGGTTCCCCAACAACAACCAAGTCAGCCGCTGACTACACGGACTTTCTTAAGCAAGAGTTTGGTAAGCACCCTAATCTCAACTTTGACCAAGCTGCTATAAATTGGTATGGTAAGAACCTTGCTGAAGGTAAAGTTACTGAAGAACAGGTAAAAGCTAATATTGCTAAAGATGCTGCTACTAGGGCACAAGAGGGTTATGTAGCTTCTCCTCCTGCAGGTAGTGGTGATTCTGCTGACTACACGGACTTTCTTAAGCAAGAGTTTGACAAGTATCCTAATCTCAACTTTGACCAAGCTGCTATAAATTGGTATGGTAAGAACCTTGCTGAAGGTAAAGTTACACCAGCGCAGGTGGCGGCTAATATTGCTAAAGATGCTGCTCGTAGGGCACAAGATGGTGTTGCTCCTGAACCTATTATCGAAGAGGGACCTTCTACACTCTCTGCAACAGAATTACTTACAGACTTTCTTGGTGGTGCACCCACTGATGCGCAAATAGCTAAGTATTCAGGTCTTATTGCTAATGGTCTTACTGAGCAAGAAATTT